CGAAGACGATGGCGGAAGATCCGAAGCGGGGTTCAAGGGTCAAGCAGGTGACTGCGTTACCCGCGCCATAGCCATTGTCACCGAACGACCCTACGCCGAGATCTATAGTGAGCTTGCTCAGTTCATGAAAGATAACGGTCAAGCAAAGTCAGCCCGCAACGGGATCCCCACCCCGATCATGAAAGCCTTTTTCAAGAATCAGGGATTCGAGTGGACGGCAACAATGTCCATCGGTAGCGGGACCACCGTTCACTTACGGGCTGACGAATTACCTCACGGCAAGATAATCGCCAGGGTGACCGGGCACGTCTGCGCTGTGATTGACGGAATTATCCACGACACCCACGATCCGTCACGCGGTGGCACTCGCGCCGTATATGGATATTGGAAACTAGGAAAGTAAGGGGAAATCAAATGAGCAACTCAGTAATGACATATGAAGAACTACTCGACAATGCGCCCGAATACGCAGAAGGTGTAGCCAGCCTATGGGTGTGGTCATCCAACCATGACTACCCAACACCCTCCAGTTTGTTCCTTGATCTAATCGGCTACTCGGAAGAACACTTCGGGCAACCGTTGTCTAACCTGAACACGATCCACGCCAAGCTAGGTTACAAAGAGCTCGGGTTGCTATCGGAAGCGCTCAACGATTACGCCAACCGCCCCCTGGATGTTATGGAATATGTTGAGTTCTTGCTCAACGCGGAGGGCGAATAATGTACGGGTTCGGGAGAATGTGTGAGAACTGTCAAGACCAACGCGCCATGCCCAAACACGATCTCTGCGAACTATGCGCCGAGAACGAAATCGAAGATAGCTATTACGAAGGGGAACTGTAATGAAACAACTATCAGTAAAGACAACTCACGAGTTGTTGGACATCGTAGATTCTAAAAATGTCAAGGAACTATTAGAGGAGTTTCTTGCCATACACGGATTCGATGAGAGCAACATTAGACAGGAAGTCAATCAGCCTAAGACCGTAAGGGGAGAACTGTAATGACCGAAGAACAACTAGCCGAAGCAGTCCGTGATATGGAAACCGCTGAACGGGAATACCTCAAAGCCAAGATCCGGTTACGGCAAGCCTGCGCCGAACTACACCGGAAAGGCTATAGCGGTTACCGCCTAGCCCAGCTCACCGGACTAACCAAAATGACCATCTACAAGTGGGTCAAAAAATAGTCTAGAAATGAAAGACACCCGCCAGGGGAAAGGAGGGGGAACCAAAAACCTGGCGGGTGTCAATCTTTACGAATCGCTCAAAAGAACTGTATCAGATAATCCTTACTGACACGACTCACACATTAGGGCTTCCATCGGATCTACCGGGCAGATAACCCCACCGACATTCTCAATCAAATCCAGGTCAGCCATTACGCCACCTGCTTCCGGTCATACTGAAGCACCGAAGTCAGCAAAGACATAATCAAAGCAAGCGAGGATACGCTCACAACATTCAGCCAGTCAATCTCCATAATGCCGGTAGCACCAACACTCATAGTTGCAAGCGCTGTCTGCGCGAAAGTCTTTACCGCCCTCTCCGTGGCGTAATCAAAATACATACGAATCTTATCCATCAGGGTTCTCCTCATTGTTTGCTTGAGCACGATCTTCCCATGCTGCACCGAATATGTAACTTGTCAGAATCAGGGTAATCAAAGCAACCCCACCGGTAACAAGATCCCCACCCAGGCGATCCTGCCATACTGCGATAATCGCTGACACAATCATCGCAACCCCCAAAGCGAAAGACGCAAATATGTAGCGCCTTCTAATTTTCCAAGACGGCTTGCTCATGGCAAGAGTCGTACAAGAAATGGTACAACAGCAGCAAGCAACCCGAACCCACCGACAGCCCAACCCATACGCATCTCAAGCTTACGGATCCGAGCCTCGTGATCGTCAATCTTGTCCTCGCTATCAGGCAAACTGTTAGCAATCTTCTCTAACAACCTGCCCTGACGCTGAACTTCTAAGTAAATATCCCGCATCGAAACCCTTACGGTGGTGGTGTCTTGTTCTTCAGCCATCATATTTTCCCAGAATTGAGTAGACGTTGAAGCTGGCTGATTGTTAGCTTGCCCCAAACACCGTCTTGCTTTACACCCAGTTTACCTTGAACAGCTTTGCGGGTTGCTGGACCTAGAATCCCGTCAGCAGTCACCCCAACCCAGCGTTGGATAGCCCGATAAGTGAGCTTCCCGGGGATCCCATCAACACGCCCAGAATAACTGTAAGCTTTGAGCGCGGTCTGCCACTGCTTCCAAGTGGTCTTATCCAACCGCCCAGACACCCTGTTAGAAGCCACAGGAGCCCGCCCAGCGAGATAGGGCACAGGATCCGTAGTATCTCCCCAACGCTTTGATTTACGCACCTCAAAGTGCAAATGAGCGCCAGTGCTAGCACCCGTGCTACCCGACTGGTAAATGAAGTCCCCCGCCTGAACACGTTGCCCCTTCTTCAAAGCCGTAGCCTGAGCACCGTGGTAATAGAAAGTCCAGATCTCACCATGATCTATACCAACAACATGCCCCCCGCCGGTGCGCGAGAAACCGATATGACCAACCACACCGTCACCCGCAGCAGTAACCGGGAAAGATCCGGCAACATCCACGCCCTGATGGAACTTGCGCTTACCGCTAATAGGGTGGATACGCCAACCGTAGGGGCTGTTCTTGTTGATTGACTTGTTAGAAGGCCAGGGCTTTTGGAGTTTCATTATTTTATTTTACAGCAATATCGTAGTAGGTTAGATCTATGCCCCAGAAGATTTCATTCGTAACGACAGTGCCGGGTTTGCTTGATATACAAGAATGTTTGCCGATCCCAGCGCGTAAAGCATTCCCATCGTGGCTGTCAAAAATACCGCCCACGGATCCTATCTTTGAATCATCAACAGTTCGCCGTTGCCCAGGCATCATTGACTACTTGTCCTCCGGGTTTGTGTTACCGATGTGGGCAGATACGCGACTCCAATACAACCCTTCTACTGGATACTGGCAAACTCATTCTGGTCACAACGGGGATCTAACTAGGTGGGAGACCCACGGCAAAGAACAATTCCTCGACTATGTTCAGGCGCAACAACTGGGGCGTGAAGTAAAACTTGTTTTCAAGGCTGTATCGCCCTGGCGAATCATTACACCACCGGGATGGTCTGTCTATCAAATCCCGCTTCACTACCATTTCGACAATCAGTTCTCTGTGATGGGCGGTGTGATAGACACCGACATTTATCACGAGATCAATCAGCAAGTAATGTATTTCGGTGACGGAGAAGAAGTGCTGATTGAACGTGGCACACCGCTTGTTATGTACGTTCCCTTCAAGCGTGGATCTTTACCGCTCGAAGTTCGGTCAGCCACTGATAACGATAACAAGCTATTCCAGAAACCAGACGCTCACCTAGCCACGAAATTTGTTGGGCATGGCGCTTATCGCAAACTACAAAAAGACCGCGAGAATTCTAAGAACGGGAGAAGCTTATGGCGCACGAAATAATTGACAATTTCTTACCCGAACCAGCCTTCGTTGCTTTACGAGATCAAATGATCAACCCCGATTTTCCGTGGTTCTACCACCCTGGCACAGCTAGTGCCGGTGCGACTGGACTACACGATTTCCAATTCGTTCACTTGTTCTACTGGCAAAGTTCCTGGCGTAGCCCCATGGCTTATCTTCTAGATCCCGTGATCCAACTAATACAGCCAAAAGCGCTTATCAAAATCAAAGCAAACCTGACCACGCCAACACCAACGAATGTTCGTGGCGGGTGGCACCGCGACTACGATTTCGCTTGTACCACAGCCGTTCTATATCTGAACGACAACAACGGTTACACCGAGTTCGAGTCAGGGGAGAAAGTGGAATCCGTGGCTAACCGCTTCGTCAAGTTTGACTCACTGACTAATCATGTCGGCGTAACCGCAACCGACAGTAACCATCGGGTGCTAATCAACTTCAACTATTTTCAGTAACGTCATTCGGTACTAGCGGAACCCACGCCAGTGAGTCTTCGTCCCAAACGTGATCATCGTCAGGTTGTTCGCTAGGTGCGTCCCACTGATAGGTTGTTTCGTTCAGAGTCCAACTAGGGAACGGTTGCGGTGGAATGAAAGCGTCAAGGTCGGCATCGTAGGTGAACCCTTTGCCAGCGTAGTTCCCACGGTAAGCCTTCGACTGGTCATCATCGGCAACCGGCGGTGAAGAATTAGGTGTAATATACACACCGGCGCGAGTGTTATACGAAGTCTTCAGCCAAGTGCCACCCAGGTTCGCAACTAGCCAGTCGTGTCCTTCGTTCGGCGCGTCATTGTCCGTAACGACAACGCTAACGACCACGTTGTTTTCATCTATCTTCGCCCAGTGTGCCATCAGATTGCGTACCTAATCAGAACTAGCCCGCCAGCACCAGCGCCATCCCTAGCGCCACCACCGGACCCCGTGTTTGCGACAGCGGATTGTCCATCGCCTGTCCCCCCACCGCCAAGTCCGCCAGAGCCATCAGAGTTCCCGCCAGCCCCGCCACCGCCACCGCAGTAGTAGCCAGAATCACCTGTGCTTGTCGCGGTTCCCCATTCCAGGTAAAGGTCGGTTGCCCAACCGGATCCGCCTGCGCCAGCGTTACCGCTGTACTGTGCGCCCGTTCCGCCGTTCGATTCGATTCCGCCACCGCCACCGCCGGATCCGGAGTTTCCACCGCCGGACCCGCCATTGTGTCCACGGTCACGCTGGTCAGTGACAATCGTGTCACCCTGTTCGGTTGCGCCCCCAGCGTTGCCGTTTCCGCCACCGCCACCGCCACACCCGCCGGCGAAACCTGTGCGACCCGAACCGTTGATGTTTCCGCGACCACCACCGAATCCTGTGTCGCTATTGAATGTCGTGTCATCGCCGTCTGTCGAACCCGCACCACCAGCCCCAACGACCACAGCGTATGACCCAGCCGTCAAAGACACGGTTCGCATACGCGCCCCGCCAGCCCCACCACCGCCAGCCTTACCGCCCGAAGCCCCGCCAGCCCCACCGCCGATGACAACATATTCCATCGTTACCCCAGCCGGTGCGTAAACCACTTCGAACGTACCAGAACCAGTGAACGTGTGATACCTCTTCCCGCGGTACTCCGTAACCGTTCCACCCGTGGCAATAACACCAGCACCGCCGGTCATCGTCCCGCGACCCGACTCTATGACAGTCGAAGCCGACATTCGAGTAACAGCCATTAGTCGTTACCCCCTTAGACGGTTACTTCAGCACCGAAAGCATTGACAGACAACCGGTTTGCGTTACCAGCGGAAACTGTGATGACATCGGCTGTAACCAAAGTAATACCCAGGGTAAGCGTAGTGCTGTCATTCGGTGCAATCGGGACATCATAAGCAATGTAATGTTGATTAGAGAT